CCACATGGAACTTGTAGTAGAACACTGTGATCCCCTTTGGCCGGACGCACTCGGGTGGAAATTCCGAGCAGACGCCAACCATTGCGGTTGAGAACGGGCCGAGTGCGCCCGCCAAAAGGGACCACAGGCCTGCTTATGCGCTTTCCACGGCGCTTCTGTGATTGTATCACTCCTTGCGCTGCACCAGCACATACAGCGCGACGGTCTTGCCTCCGCGCTCGACTCGGTGGCTCAGGATGTTATGGCCCATGTCCTTCAGTTCGCGCACCCGCGCTGCGAGGCGGAAGCAGCCAAACCGCTGCAACGCCTCCAGCGCCGTCAGTGACTTTCCACGCGACAGGTGATGCAGGATTGCAGCAGTTTGACTCATGATTTTCTAGCCGGTTTTTCGTGCGGTTTGCCGGACCCGCTCAGTTAAAAGGAATGTCGTCGTCCATGTCAGCCAGCGGCGTCTTGCTGGCCGGCTTGCGCTGCTGCTGCGGCTCCTGCTGGGCCGGCGCATCGCCACGCGGCGGAAGCTCCACCTGGTCAGCCGTGAGGCGAAGGCGAGCCTTGGTGGTGCCGTCCTTGGCCTGGTACTCCTCGTGCGCCAGACGGCCGCTGACGGTGATCTTCTGGCCCTTGGCGAGATACGGCTGGAGCGCCTCGGCCCGCTTGCCCCAGATTGAGCAGTCGAGCCACATGGTAGCCGGCTGCGCCTTGGTGCCGGTATCGACCGCCAGCGACCACGAGAGAACAGCGTCTCCGTTGTTCGTGTAGCGCAGTTCCGGGTCGCGTCCAATGCGACCGGAGAAGATGCAGATGTTCACTTTTCAACCTCCTGTGAGCCGGCTTTTCCGGCGTTGTGGATGGCGAGCATCAAGGCCTTGAGCTCGCCCGCTGCGTTCTGGCCGCGGCGCTTTGCGACCAGATTGAGGTAGCGCCTGCGGTCGTCCTTGGTGGGCATCCGCAGGGTGGTTCTGGCATCGCACTCTGCGATCCAGTCGGGGCATTGCGTGCAGACGGTGCGGCCGTCGTGCAGGGTGGCGGTGTTGCGCGTGGCCATCTGAGCGCAGCCGAGGCAGGTCATTCCATTTTCCCGAGAAGCTCGTAGGCTTTTTCTTCAGCCTCTCGCCTGTCAATGCCAGTGAGTGAAATCACCTCGTATAACGCCGACACCAGCTCCTGGTTCACAATGTGCAGCCGGCGCAGTTCGTCATCCGCGTCAAAGTTCCAGCGGCCGTCGCGTAATGCAAAAGGTGTGTCAGCCAGCCTCAGGGCTTTAGGTTTGGTCATGATTGCTCTCCGGTGGCCTTGGCGATGGCGGCGCGCAGTTCGTCGCCCGTCCTGATCGGCGTCGGCACCTTCAGCAGCCGCCCCGACGGCCCGCGCCACTGCCAGCGCATCCCGATCACGGCCCGCGCGAGGTCCCTGCCGTAGCCGCTGGAGTGGTCGGCCGCATCCTCCTCGACGCTGCCGTAGCACCAGCCGCCGCATTCGTCTTGCAACCACTGGCGGACCACCATGCAGTGCGTGCAGGTCTTGTGCAGCGTGAAGTTTCCATCCCAGGTGTACGCCTCTCGGAAATATGACTCCCCCACCCCGATGCGGCGCGCGCACTCGGCGCACTTGTGCTCGCGGCGGGCGGTCAAATACCGCCCCGGCCCGAGGCTGGTGACGGTGCCGTCGGCGTCGTCGATCATGCACATGGCTTGCCCTCCACCTTGTTGATCGCAGCCCGCCCCAGGTCGATCTCGTCGAGCGCGCTGCTGAACTCGTCCGAGTATGAAAAGCCGGTCCCGTCGATGAGGTCGGTCAGGCGGTCCAGCGCGTCGATGGCGCTCTGCAGGCGCTCTTTCATGTCGGGCGCCGCGGCGATCAGCCGGGCGTTGGCGGCATCGTTGCCGTGCTGCATCGGCTCGGCATCTAAAATCCAGTCGGGCAGGGGCAGTTCCCACCTGCTATCTTCGTTTTTTTTGCGCTCGGCCATGGTGCGTAGCGATGGCATTCCTTCGCCGTCCCATTCCGCATCAAAGTTGAACTGCTCATCGGTGCTGGAGTTAACCCACTGCCACGGCCCCGGTGTGTGCTTGGTGCTCATCCGTGCATCCTCCGCCAATCGGCCAGCAGCGCAGCCTCGGCCCTGCCGTCGTCCTTCACTCGATTGAACTGCCCAGCCTGCGCCGGCCAGCGTCTCGCGGCCTCTGCTCGCGCCGCGTCCTTCCCCGTGCCCAGCCGCAGCGCCCTTTTCCAGACGCTCGGCGTCACGGTAGTGGTCGGCACCCATAGACCCGCCAGGACGCCCAAGGCGAGCCCGTAGGCCTGCCCAAAGGCGAACATGGAGGACACGCCCTGCCCCGGCATCGCGCTGACCTGCTCGACCACGGCGCAGGTGCCGCTGTCGCAGTAGCCGCGCAGTTCAGCGACCAGCATCTCGGGGCTGATGCGGCGCTTGGTCTTGCCTCCGATGGCAATCTCGACCACAGGCATATCGCTGACCTGCACAAGCTGGCCATCATGCGTCAGGATGGCCACTGCGCCAGTCGCTCCGGGGTCGATCCCGATGATGTAGGTCATCGCTGCACCACATCGTCGGCGGTGATCGGCATCCCCTGCTCCTGCGCCATTGCGAGGATGCGGCCCTGGTACTCGGCAGGGATGCGGCCGTCTTGGCCTCGGCGGTCCTTCGGCAGTTGCCAGCGGCTGACGGTGCTGCTGTCGATGCCGAGCAGCCGCGCAAGCGACCGCACTCCACCGAACACTTCGATGATTCGCGCTGCGGGGTTCATGCAAACAGTCCTTTCTGCTCGATAGATGCGTCTTGAATGTTCTGGACCGCAAGCTCCCAATACTGCGGCTTGAGTTCAGTTCCAACGAACCTGCGGCCCATCTTTACGGCGCAGTAGCCCTCCGACCCGATCCCGGTGAACGGGCTGAAAACCAGATCTCCGCGATTGCTCCAGAGATGGATGCACCGCTCGATGACATCCAGCTGCAGCGGGCACATATGCTTCTCGTCGTTCTCATCGCGGGCTGGCAGCTTGTTCAGCGTGCGCCCTTGGTCGATGTCGCTCCAGATCGGGCTGGCGTACTTCTGCCACATGAGCACCGGCAGATCGTCACCGTGGGTCACTCGCTGCTCAGCGTCTCCAGGTTTGCGCATCGTCACCACATAGTCAGGCAACCCCATGCGCGACATACTCGCGTTCTCGCGGATGGTCTTGTGCAGCAGCCCTAACGCTTTCGTGCGCTGCATAGCCACCACAGGATCTTTCCAGATGCAGACCTCCGAGTGGTAGATGAACCCTGCATCTTGGAATGCCCGAATCAGATCGCCACGAAAGTCTCGCAGCCCGATGAACCCCTGCCGCATCTTGGTGGTCGGCAGGTTCATGCAGTGGAAGCTGACATTGCGCCCAGGCTTGATGATGCGAAACAGCTCGGAGATCAGGAACCGAAGCTGGGCCACGAACTCCGCATCGTCGCGGCAGTTGCCCATGTCGTGGTCGCTGTTGGAGTAGACGAACAGGTCAGCGAACGGTGGTGAGAACACCGAATAGTCGATGCTGTTGTCTGCCATGCGGCGCGTCCACTTCACGCAGTCGCCAAGATGCACCGTGAACCCTTCACCCTGATGCGTGTCCTCCCGGTACTCATCGACGATGTTCTGCTGTCCTGACAGTTCGTTGTTCATGATGTCTTTCATGTGTTCGATCATGTTCGCGCTCATCTCGTGGTGTTGCTCCTCCTTGCGCTTGAGGTTCAGCAGGATCTGCCCTTCGTTCTCGGCCGTGAACAGATGCACTTGAACGGTTCGCTTCTGGCCGAACCGATAGCATCGGCGCACGGCCTGGTAGAACTTCTCGAACGAGTCATCCAGCCCGACGAACGCCATACGCGCACAGTGCTGCCAGTTCATGCCAAAGCCGCAGATCTTCGGCTTGCTGATGAGGACGCGCAACGCACCGCGACTAAATGCCATCATCTGCTCAGCCTTGCGCTCGGCGCTGTCAGAGCCTTGCACATTGACGCTGCCGGGAATGAGGCTTTGCAGCAGTTCGGCTTCGTCGTTCAGATGGCACCAGATGAGCCACGGCTCAGACACTTCGGAATTGACGACATCCGCCAGCGCACGGCACCGCTGCTCAATGCTGGCACGCTGAGCTTGCCTGCGCTCCGTAAGAGTCTGAGCCGGCCTGCTGAACAGATCATTGCCGAGCGGCTCAGTCTCGACGATGTGCTCCATGTATTGCGGCGCAGGCAGCGCGTAGCGTGATCCGTCAAACCCGATATCGGACGGGTTGCGAAGCACTACGGCCCAGGTGCCCATCCACTCCCAGAACTTCGACGCGCCCCAGCCCTTGAGCCTCCATGTGCCGGTGTCTCCGGTGTCGTTCACGAAGTAGGTGGCAAGCATCTCCGTGCGCGTCATCACGCCCAGGAACTCGCACTGATTGCCGAGTTCCTCGAAGTCGTTCGGGCTTGGCGTAGCCGTGCAGCTCAGACGGTATGGAATGCCCTGCGCAGCACTAATGATGCGCGTGCGGGTCTTGCCATCGTGCGCCTTGAGGATGCTGGACTCGTCAAGCACAAGCGCCTGCAGGCCATCGAAGTCGATGGAATCCATGCGCTCGTAGTTCGTGATCCAGACGCCAGGAGCATCAGGCGTGCCGCCGTGCGGAACCCTTTGCACAGTGATCCCGAACGCCGAACCCTGCTCGATGGTCTGCTCTGATACTGCCAGCGGCGCGAGGATAAGCACCATGCCGCCCGTGTGCGATGCCACCTCGTCAGCCCATGACAACTGCATCAGGGTCTTGCCGAGGCCAGTGTCCGCAAAGATGGCCGCACGGCCTCGGCGAACAGCCCATGACACGATGGCGTGCTGAAAGTCAAACATATGCTCATTGAGGTTGCCAGGGTGATGCCCA